CATTGAACACGTCAACACTTGTAACAGTCAATACCCCATTCGAGTTTTGTATTATACTCTTCAACTCAGATAGATATACGTTCTGACCAAGTTGTCTTGTTTGTGGGTTGAAGTAAGCAGAAACTTTATCAATAACATCAGAGATAACCTGTCCTGAGTTTTGTGCTGAATCCAATACGATTGAAACATCAACACTTAAATCAATAACTTCAGCACTTAAGATTGAAATATAGTCGTTCATCATTCTGTAGTTAGAAAGATAATTCGCAATATTTTGTCTTAAGGTATTTGACACGATACTTGTTAACTTTCCTGATGTGTCATATGATAATATTTGAATCAAGATTTTATTATCATTTTCAGTTATGGATACCTTAGCAGGTGCTCCATATTGTGATGGCATGTTTCTCAATATTGACTCATAGTCTTGAACTGTCACCGCTCTTTTCTGTGCTGCGAAGTTAAACGAGACATAGTTTCTAATTTCTTCCAAAGAAGGAACACCCGCCCCACCAATAGCGGCAGTAACGTTATTACATCTTAGAGAGTTTACAACAGCAGAGTTTGTGTTCTCTGAAGGACCATTAACGAAGAAAGTAACTGTTCCAACTTGGTTGATAATGTTAGTTCCTAAGTTTGTTGCTAAACCACCCCCAACTCTATATTGAACGAACAATGTTGAGTTAGGTGTAAGAGCAGAACCTAATGAAAGGTTATTTGAATATTTTTGTAAATCCAACGTCGCTCCAATTGTTGTGAATTGGTCCAAAGCATCTTGTGCTGTGTTTGTTCCACCACCAAAAGTCATTTTCTTAAATCCTTCAGGGGTAAACTCTGTGATGAATCTATTTTGTGTTTGAATATACCTTCCAACTTTAATACCAGGTTGGTCTGATACCTTTGTTGGGTCTTCAACAAAGACTCTATCTTCGGCTAAAGCATCAACTTCATACCATCTATTCTCTAAACCTAAGAATTCTGCAGTTGTTGGGACGTTTGTATATTGTGTTCCGTTTTTCAACAATACACTTGTGATACCTAATACGTTCTTTTCAGGTAAGAATAATTCAAAGAAAGGTTTTACATCGTTTGGTGTAATAACTCTTTTGAATACTTTTGTAATACCATTAACAACAACTTCTCTTTTTGTTATTGTGTAGTTGATAAGAACTCCGTTGGCATTGAAATTTGGTATTTTAAGTCTATTAGGAAATCCCTCTGAGTTGTATGGTGATGCAAAATCTATATCATTCACATTTTCGAAAACAATACCAGCACCAACTACTTGAGACCCTCTAATCAATGTTCCCAAATATCTTTCATCTTCTTTATCTCCGAACGCAGGAACTGTAACTGAAAAATCTACTAATGCAACAGATGGTCTTTGACCAGGAATTTTTAATCCGTAAGTTCTGGCGATGTTATAGATTGATGATTTTTGTTGTGCATATTGAAGAACAGTCTCTTGGATACTTCTATCAATCTGATAGTTAAGGTTATCCGCAATCGCCGCGTTCAAATCAATGAAAACCGAAAATACCGATGCATCGTTAAAATCCTGAATTAACTCAGGATAATACGTTCTTACGTAGTTGAGAAGTTCGGTTCTTACTGCCTGATAATCTCTTGTTGTGTATGATATTTTACGGTTTGCCATCTATCTTAAATATTGATAATTATAAAATCACTCTCACTAAATGTTTGTGAATTTGTTGCGTAATCTATTTTGATTTTTGCAGTGTAGTCTGCGGTTCCCTTACCAGGTAATCTATAAATGTCATACATTTTAGCATCACCAACTGTTACAGTGTTTGTTTGAGTATCTGACTCATTTGCGGGGTCTGCAGGTTCTATGGTTATTTTATTAACTAATAGATTTGGCATATATCTTTGGATAGAATCCCTAATGTCAGCCTCAATAGCACTAAACGTTAGTCCATCGAAAGGTTCAAACACAAATTCATAAAGTCTTGTTCCAAAATCAGGAAGATAATATCTTGAACCTTTTCTTGTCAACAATAAATGAACTAAAGATGCCCTAACTTCTTGTCTTTGAAATTCGGTTAATTGTAAATAATCCCCTCTCGTCGAATCCTGAAATGGGAAATTTAAACCATATGTAACTCCATCTGCCATATGTGATAAATATACTTGGATTATTTTTTTCTTAAATAGATATTACCCTTTTGAGCCTTTGGTTCAAAAGGACAATGTCTACAACCATTACCACAACAATATCCTCGTTCTATATGATATTCTTCAGTGAATACAGTTCTACCATTTTCTTCATAAAAATGAGAAGGGAGAAGTTTTGGCTTCTCCCTTTTTATATTTTGTGATTCCATTTTATACTAATGTAATTTCACATGCTCCTCCAGCACAAGCCGCTTCACCTCTCAAATCAGTATCATCATCCATTTCAATAATTTTGGATAAATCAACATCTTTAAGTGTTTCCATTAATTCCTCATACTTTTCTTTGGTGCAGTCTTCAAATGGTGCTTGAATATACGTTCCCCCGTCATAAGGAAGAACTGATAATCCATTATACGCTTCTTTGTTATCCCACATCCACTCACCAACTGCCGGCCACTCATGTTCTCTAATTGAGATGGTTGCCGATACGTTATGAGCATTGTTTCCATTTCTATGTCCTGGTTTAATCCACTCTTGTTGAACTTTCTTCACTCTCTCCAACAATTGAATTGGTGATTCGTTTCTTAAGATTGACCCCTCAGGTGCTTTTTGTGGAATTCCAATAACCGCTGTGTCGTGTGGTCTAAAGTATTCATCTTCAACTAATTCAGGGTGATTAGTTTTTAAGTGTGAATAAATCGCCTCGTTCTTTCCAACTCTAACTCTTCTGATATAATAATCATTATGCCAAGCGTGGATACCTGAAGATGTTCCTAATGTTAAAGATGTTGTTCCCGCAGGTTTAACAGTTGTTGTTCTCGCCGAAGGATTAATCTTTATTAACTCAGCAACTCTTTTGTTTTCTTCTTTAACTACCTTAGCCGCAGATTTCATATTCAAACCTAAAACCGCACCTGAACCGATACCTGTCATTGAAATTCCAATCAACGCATCTTTTTCAGTTGTTCTTTGCCAAATTGGTCTTAAGTAGTGGAAGTCTGTATATCCTGCTTGTAATGTTCCGATGAAAGAAGCCGCTCTCACTCTATCTTCATAATCTTCTTGAGATACAACGTTAGATACGTTAACCTCTGTAAGGTTACAGAATTGGAATGGTCTTAATGCAATTTCACAACAAGGGTTTGTTCCCCAATCTTTATCGTTTGATAAGTAGATACCAGGTTCACCCGCTCCACTTGCTTCAATTCTCTTCCATAAATCCATGAAGTAGTCTTTAGTGATTTTGTGTCTCATTAAAACAGCTGAGTTATTAGCTCTACCTCTTTGTGGATTTGTTTCCCACCATGCTCCGCTCTTACAACCAATCATTTCTTCATCAGTTGCTGAGAATAATGAGATAAGTGCCGCTCTTCTGATACCACCAGCCAATACTGCATCTGCAATATGACAAACGATATCATGAACTTCGATTGGTCTTAGTTTGTCACCATTTTCTTTAGAATCAAGAATACCTTCCAATTTGATAAGACATTCTTTAAGTGGTTGAGCACCAGGTGCTTTACCTCCTGAAGTAACAAGTCTTGCTCCTTTAGGTCTTATGTCTGAAAAATCAAATTCAATCTTTGAACCACCGAAGAAATATGATTTAACCAACACTTTAACAGCGTCAGCCCATCCTTCGATTGAGTCAGCAACCAACCATCTTCTTCCTCTTTCTTTATTTGGTTTTCTAATTTCAGGTAAAACATCAACGTGATGTTTCTGAACTGAATAACCTACACCTGTTCCACCCAAAAGTAAGAACATGATTTCAGAGAATACTCTCCAGTCATCAATCGGTGCAAAGGCACAATTGTAAATTCTGTTAGGTGAAATTTCAATTGGTTTACCTGCGAACTGCATTGACCTCATCGAAGGTAATACCTGCTTTCTGTAAACATACATGTAATTCTCTCTAATCTCCTTTTCGATTTCTGGATACTGCTTAATGTGCATATCCATGTTTCTTGTGACAAGTTCTTGCCATGTCTCTCTTCTCTTTAGTTCAGGAATATACTTAGCGTATTTCATATACACTGTAATTTCCGATAAAATCCTGTTTGAAATGTCCATTGTTAAAATTTTAAATGTGTTTTTTTTATCAAAAAATCGTTGATTTTAATGATAAATATATGGTCGGCATATAACCGACCATTAGTTTTAATAAAAAAAAATAAGTTTTTTTCAAAAAAAGTAGATATTTAATTAAGTTGTTTTTTGCTGTGCTTCTCTTTCTTTTCTTTTCTCAAGAAGCTCCTTAACTCTATCTCTTTTTCTTTCTTCTTGTTGTTCTTCAAAACCTAAGAAAGTTACTGATGATTCAGTATCAATCTCCAATAATTCATTATTGAATTTACAGTTTTCAAAAACAACTCCGTCCTTACCCAAACGGGATTTGGTGATTGCAATTGTTGCCAAGTTCATCTCCTTTTGTTGAAGTGTCTTAGCCACAGTGATGATTACGTGACCAACCTGAGCCTTTTTAATTGAGCCACCCATTTGGTCAGTCGTAACAACTTCAGACGAAATTGAAGACCTATTACCTTGTGTAGCAGTCCATCCAACGAGATTCAATTCGTGACACATTGCCTCGAACCCTCTCATTACAGAACCTTCGGCTTTCCACTCATCTTTCGAAGATGATTCAGGTAGAACACAATCAATGTAATCCAACAAAATCAAATCAATCTTATTTCCATCAGCAATCATCTTTCTAACTTGATTCTTGATTTGATTCATAGTCATAGTGTCTGATGCAAGTTTCTTTAAAACCAATTTGTTTTTCATTGTTTCTTGAATCTCGGTAATCTTAGACATAACCTCTTCTTTGTGGTTTGCAAGATTATCGGGTTCAATACCAGTCCAAATCGTAAAGTGTTTTCTTTGAACAATCTTTGGGTTGTCTTCAAAAAATATTTGAAGAACATTATAACCCATGTTGAAAGCTGTGTTTGCAATTTTAGTAAGAATGGTAGTTTTACCAACCCCTGTTGGAGCCAATATAACACCAATCTCACCCTTGGCTAATCCGCCCTT